ATGTCTCGTGGAGATTTACAAGAAATGGAAGTAAAGACACAGCAATCCCGCACCGCTGTTAATGCTGGAGCAAAACCTGCTGATCCTATGCCCAAACTTACTACTGGTGGCACACCTGCCTCCTATGAAGATTTGGGTGGTCCTACACCAGAAAATTATAAGGTTGATGACGATTCAGCAAAGTTAAAAACTCCAGGTGGCAGCCTTAAGCAAGTTAAGGATGTAGTTAACAAAGGTGCAAAATCTGCTGATGCCATGAAGGGCATGAAGGAAGAGGAAGAAGTTTCCTCTGAAGAAACCATCGAAGAAGGAGAAGCAACTACTGACGAAGTTGTTGCTGAAGCAGAGACTACCGAAGATGAAGTTGTTTCTGAAGAAGAAGTAACTACTGATGAGGTTGTTGCTGAGTATGATGTTCAAGAAGACATCAATGCTCTGATCGCTGGTGAAGAACTTTCCGAAGAGTTCCAAGAAAAAGCACGTACAATCTTTGAAGCAGCAATCAATGCTAAAGTTGCTCAAATTAGAGAGCAATTAGAAGCACAAAATGCAGAGAAATTTGCAGAAGAAGTTGCTGCTGCTAAAGAATCACTCGCAGAAAGAGTTGATTCTTATCTTGAGTATGTTTCTGACGAGTGGTTTGAAGAGAACTCACTCGCAGTTGAATCTGGTCTTAAGACCGAAATGACTGAATCATTCCTTGCTGGAATGAAGGGTCTTTTTGAAGAACATTATGTAACTATCCCTGAAGACAAATATGATGTGCTGGAAAGCATGGTAGAAAAACTTGATGATATGGAGACAAAACTCAACGAGCAGATCGAAAAGAATATCACACTCAATGGCCGCCTCGCAGAGTCGGTTGCTGATAGTGTCTTGGATCGAGTTTCTGAAGGACTAGCGTCTACTCAGAAAGAGAAGCTCGCCTCACTTTCCGAAAGTGTAGAGTTTGAAAGTGAAGAACAATATCGTGGCAAACTGGAAACACTCAAAGAGTCGTATTTTAACTCTAAGAATGAGTCTTCCAGTGCTAGAACTGAAACCCTCTCTGAAGGTGTAGACAACTCTGGTGCTAATGCAGTATCAGATTCAATGGCTGCATACATGAGAACCTTGGGTTCTTTTAGCAACAAAAACTGAATTTAATATTAAAATCAAACCGTAAACTTATTAGGTAACAGCAAATGTTCCAATCAGAACATCTGCAGTAAAAGTGGGCACCTCTCCTCAATCATGAGGGTCTTGATTCAATCAAAGACAATCACAAGAGAGCAGTAACCGCAGTCCTGTTAGAAAACCAAGAAAAGTTCCTTAGGGAACAACAAGCTTTTGCATCGTCAGGTTCATTCCTGTCTGAGCAACCAAACGTAAATACCGATCCTTCTGGAACTGGCAATGCTGGTTTCTCGGGTTCAGGTGCATCACCTGTTGCAGGTTTCGACCCCGTACTGATCTCATTGATCAGACGTTCAATGCCTAACCTGGTCGCATATGACCTCGCAGGTGTGCAACCAATGTCCGGACCTACTGGACTTATCTTCGCAATGCGTTCGAAGTACACCTCACAGGCAAACGCCAACGAGGCATTCTTCGACGAAGCAGATACCTCATTCTCTGGTCAGAACAAAGGCAGAAACCTGACTTCTAGTGCAACTGATGCTAATGCTGGTTTGGGTACTACCCAGGCACAAGCAGGAAGCAACCCAGGTGCTCTGAACCCAACTGGTACGGCATCTTCGACCGGATATGATGTCGGTCAGGGTATGACTACCCAATCTGCTGAAGGACTGAATGGCACTGGTGATGCAGCATTCAACCAGATGGCATTCTCAATCGAGAAAGTCACCGTAACCGCCAAGTCAAGAGCTCTGAAAGCAGAGTACTCCTTGGAACTGGCACAAGACCTTAAGGCAATTCATGGTTTGAATGCCGAGGCCGAACTTGCAAACATCCTCTCTACTGAAATCCTTGCGGAAATCAACAGAGAAGTTATCAGAACAATCTACAAGATTGCTGAACCAGGTGCTGGTGCTAACACTGCAACTGCTGGTGAGTTTGACCTTGACATCGACTCTAATGGTCGTTGGTCCGTTGAGAAGTTCAAAGGACTTCTATTCCAAATCGAGAGAGATGCGAACGCAATCGCACAAAGAACTCGTCGCGGAAAGGGCAACATGATTCTGTGTTCCGCAGATGTTGCCTCTGCATTGACCATGGCTGGTGTACTTGATTACACCCCTGCACTCAATGCAAACCTTAACGTTGATGACACTGGCAATACTTTCGCAGGTATCCTGCAAGGTAAGTACAGAGTCTACATTGACCCATATTCTGCCAACGTTGAAGCTAATCAGTACTACGTTGTTGGTTATAAGGGTTCTTCACCTTATGACGCAGGTCTATTCTACTGCCCATACGTTCCTCTTCAGATGGTTCGTGCAGTTGGAGAGAACACCTTCCAGCCCAAGATTGGC